CTGCGATGCATGAATCGCTTGTACTCGACGTTCCTGCCGCTCATGCCACCGTTTTGTGTCCGCGCGCCCTGAATCCGTTTCTTCTGGAAGATAATAACCTTTTCCATCATCGCGATTCAAAACTGCATAATCAGCCCGCAAAACTTCTATTCCATCCCGAAGCATTCGATCATCACATCTAAGGCGCTTACACAGCTCCTTGCGCGTCTGCGCATTTTTATGTCCTACTCCCAGCACGTTGTATAAAGCACTGGTAAACCGCTCCATCTGCGGCGTCACTTTCTTCTTCGCCAACTTGCTTCCTCCTTCCGGAGCGGGAGGGTCGGTCTCCCTCCCGGTAAACCAATGGCATCCTGTAAAGGTTGGTAATATATAACACGGTAAGGCGTGCCAGGATGCTGTCTACGGGTTGCTATGTACAAGCCCTGCGGCTGTTGTACCGTTATAAATAACTCTTGCCAAACTCGGCAATAAACTGCTGTCTGCTGCCGATGTGAGCCTCATAATACTCCTGTGCCTGACGTTTCAGACTCTCATCGAACTCTTGGTTCATGTGGACACTGTACGGCGTCATGTTATGCCAGTCTGGGTGGAGCGGAACGATAAAGCCATATGCCTCCGATCTGCTCCGGTTGGCTCCATTAAAAACATGATGGATTGCTACGTTGCTACTTCCAGTGATGATGCAGTGCCCCAGATCAGCCGTCAAAACACTATGTAGTCTTTTCATCTTTTCTCCTGTTCTGCTCATACAGCTGTTTCATACGCTCCAGTTCTTCCGGCGTTGCCGTCTCAATACCAAGCTGCTTGCATTCGCTTATCAGGCCGTCCAAGAGATGCGCCATTTCAGCACTATCATACCGGCTGGAACCTTTTAGCATAACGTAGGTTCGATAATTTATTCCGTCTGTTCCTTCGATCACCTGCGACGTTGGCTTCAGATGAAACATTTCTCGCTCCATTACATCATTTTCAGCTTCGTCTGTATCGGGAATCCTCACATAGTAACGGGAGCCTCCTACTATTTCCACTTGGCCGTAATCCCGTAACATTGTATTATGGGCCCGAGGTTTTGAGATTTTACGGTCTTCCGCTAATTTCGATAGAAGCACCCAGTAATACGCATTCGCATCCAAGCTCCGTTTGTCGCGCCATTGTTTAACCGTGATCCGCAATACTTTGTCCTTGATTTCGTCGATGGATGCCGCCACATCTGACTCAAATTCGAATGTCAGCCGCAGCCGCCCAGTCTTCCAATCCCTTGACACATCTATTAAAGTTCCTTTGCTCTCCACATTTAATCATCTCCGTACTTTGCCTTCAAAGCATTCAGCATGGTTCCTGCTTCATTTCCTGTAAGACTATCCCATGCACGATTATTAGATGCAAGCCAATACTCCATATCTACCTTATGCTTTTTACCTAAATTCTTAAGGGTCTGTATCTGCGCTTTGCTTGCTAAAGGCTCGTCCCCGGGAATAACATTGTCAAATGGCTTCTGTTCCTCTTTGAGCCACAAATCAAAACCAAGTCCAGTGTGAATTGCCACACACTTCACAAACGAACGCGTCATGCTATTCCAGACACGCTGTTGATTCATGCTGTTGTCCTTTACAGGATTGCTTCCGTTCATGACCGGTGACTGCATGATGTATTCCTTGCCATCAATTACAACTCTGATGCGAGTTTCGTAGCAACGATTTCTAATTCCGCTCTTATCTTCAAATTCAAGATCAGTATAATAAAGGCTCCCGCCTGTTTTGGGGTTTGGAATTGGTTCAAAATAAACCTCTTCTGCTCCGTATTCGCGCAGAATGTCAATGCACTTCGCCCAATTTAAATATTTAATTCCTTCTCGTTCCATGCAATATCGAGATATGTCCACTTTTCTGAGTTCACTATATGGTTTCAGCATGATCTTCCTCCTTAATCCAGTTGTCAGAGAAGAAGAACTCAACAAAGAGTTCTTTATCTTCCTGCGGCAGTTCATCCAGATGATTCTTCGCGTATTCGAACGCCTCTGCATTGTTCACTGTCTTTCCGGCTTCTGGCGTAAACATCATTCCTTTATACATTCTTCTGGCATGATCTTCCTCCTTAATCCAGTTGCCAGAGAAGAAGAACTCAACAAAGAGTTCTTTATCTTCCTGCGGCAGTTCATCCAGATGATTCTTCGCGTATTCGAACGCCTCTGCATCGTTCACTGTCTTTCCGGCTTCTGGCGTAAACATCATTCCTTTATACATTCTTCTGTCTTCCTCCAACAGCGCCACAGCAGTCACATCTTTCCAGCATCCTGTAACTCCTTTTTCTTGTTCGCAAGCTCTTTCAGCAGTCGCTCCATATCTCCAGCGTGGTCGAGGAAGGCTTGAGCACTCCAACGTCCTTCCGCGCCGCGTGTAAAGCTCCATCCATTTTGATACACGCTAACATCTACGTCTGCTACGTGACCCGAAAACGTAAAGAATGCCGTAGGTTTGTGTCCAGTAAGCTCCTGACTTCTTACCTGTGTGGTATTGATCTCCAACACCATCTCCAGCGCCTCATGAATCTTCTTCCGGCGCATCTTCTCAATTTTCTTTGCCAGTCTCTTCTTCATCAGAATCCTCCTCCCGTGCTGCTTCCGCAGTTGCAAGAAATGTTGTATGGAAATCTGCATACGCTTTCTCCAGCTCTTCTCCCGAAAAATACGCTTTCAGAAGCGCCGCCGCCATTCTTGCCAGGGCTCCCGGAAGAATTGAAAATTTAACATCACCGATGATAAACGCCCCTGAATCTCTGATTGCATCATACTGGATCGTGGTACCAAGGATCATATCCCCCTCCAGCTCCATCGGCTCCCTTTTACCTTTAAATGTTGCTTTTACCATTGCATCCTCCCGAATCTCTTGATATAATCAAGCTGTTAATATTTTTATTGATTTGACCGTTCAGCTCTGCCAAGCTGGCGGTCTTTTTCTTTGGTCTCCCATAACCGGTGTACCGGCTGGCGTTTACCATCGCCCCGGCGCGGTTGGTTCCGTTGGTTCTCCTGCTCATCGTTCGCTCCCTACTCCGTGTGTCCCAGCTCATCCGCCGATTTCTGCCGCGCTTCTTCATACGTAAGAAGCGTGTTAATCAGGATACGAACAGCACCTTCGTTCTGCTCTCGATTCAAAATGAATTCGAAGGTCTCTATCCAATCAATAGAAATCGTCTCATCAAAATTTGGATATCTTTTTAAAATTTCTTCCTTGAGTACCGGATACAACGCTTTTAATCTTTCTATCTGACCTTCCGAAATCGGAATACAAACTACTGCCGTCTCCATGTCTATCCCTCCTTTAGAACATCCCCGCCGCCTGCGCAATCGCTACCATCGCCCCGGTCGCCACCGCTGCAATCGCCAGACCGGTAAAGGCTAATCGCCAAGCAAACTGCAGATCTGCCTGTGCTCTACTCAGTTCCTCGCCCAGCACCTCAATGATCCGCTGGTTCTGACTTCTCAGCTCCATGCATTTCAGTTCTCTTCTCATTACGCTTCCTCGCTTTCTTCTTATAATCTTTGCACGGGTATTCCCGATCGGATTCCATACACCGCCAGCAACTCCGGCAGGTCTTACACGACTTTTCTTTCATTTTCATATTTCGCAATCACATTATTGCGAATCTCCAAAAGCCGCAGCACATACGCCCCAGACACCTTCCACGGCGCAGATTTAAGATTATGGAGCGTTGACAGCGATACTCCCAGCTCACCAGCAAGTTTTTCATTTGTCCAACTGGTTCGAATCTTAATTTCGTTTATCCAATCCGCCGTGCAATAGCTCCATGATGGCTTTTTCTTAAATGCAGTTCTTTTCATTTCTCTCACCCCCCTCTCATCCTCTGTTGCGAACAGAATTCCCACTACTCAGCTAATGACATGAAAATAAATTTCTTTTTAAAGCATGCAATGTTTTGCTAACTTTTATTTGGTGGGTATTCGGAATTACTATCATGTTCTTCCTGCCTAAGCTCAAAGAAATTATCATCGAATTGTCTGGAAAACTTTGAAATAAACTTCGTTAGCATGATCAATGATTCAGCGCTCC